TAAGTTACCGGAAGTTATTTCGAATATCTATGACGTTGCTTCTCAAACGGAGAATGCAGCGATGGCTAAACTCGTACTACAGTTAAACGATATGTTAACGGAGAAACACGAAGTAGCTAACGTAGAGAGTAGCGGTGTGGATTACGGTAGTATTGACGCAGAGATTGAGTCGTTTGCTAAACGATTGGATGATGCGGATAGTAAAAGCGAATAGGGATAGCGTATATAGGGGCGCTATTATAATAGAAGGAATACGGTATGTATTATAGGGTAGCGTGAGGGCAGGCGCTTTACATCGGTATACAATACACCAGCACGCAGGGTCTGACGGACAGGCGCCTGAAACTTTTCGAAATGGCTATCGTTTATGCAATATCTTATGCATGATTCGTAGTTAACCAACATAGTACAAACGTTGATATGACGCATGCATAAAACAAACGATGAATGATTGCGTTGTTGATTCGTTATGAACGTTGATGTGACAACGATTTAATAATTAATTCGATGTAACAAAAAGCGTTTGTGTAACATTCGATATGCAAACGAATGAATGAACGATACACGACGGTGATCCCCCAGAGGCACCCCGTCCGAATCCCGTTTCCTGACGCCAGAAAAATCAGCGTATCAAAATAACGTTTGAACTTTACGTCAGCATAAACGAAAATAAGCCCTTCCGTCAAGTAGGCGGAGGGCCTTTCGTCGTTGCTTATAGATTTACGCCAGCAAATACGCTGTTAACGTCGTCTTGGACGATTCCGATGTATTTAAGCGTCTCACGTTGGCTCGAATGGTTTAATACGGACATCAGCAACGTTAAATCAACGCCTGCTTTATACGCATGATAAGCGAATGTCTTTCTTAACGTATGTGTACCGATATCTAACGAAAGGCCAGCACGTTCAGCGGCGGCATTTAGTATACGGTATGCTTGAATTCGCGAAATGGCTTTATCGCCTTTACGGGAAGGAAACAGCCAGTCGGTAGCTTTCGCATCTGCGGGTAATAAATCGTTTAGCGCTTTCTTAATCGAATCGTTAAGTAAGAAATCTTTCGCCTTACTCGTTTTAGTTTCGCGTAGGAATAGCGTATCTTTACCGCGAACATCGCCGACCTTTAACTTTAGTATGTCGGAGATCCTTAACGCCGAATTTATGCCGAAAATAAACAGTAATTTGTCGCGCGGATTACCTAGCGCAGCTTTCATTTTATTAATTTCGCTTTTCTTACGGATTGGTTGGACGATATTCATTCGAATCTTCCTTTCGTACAATATTCTCGTTTTGTTACATTCAATATAGCACGATACATAATCGCAAGTCAACGATAAATTAGAAAAATATTCCGAGGAGAGGAGGCGATAGTATTGGCGTGGACTAACGGTAATTGGAGCGATGCAAAGACGCGTAGAAAAGAAATCGATAAGCTGCGTCAGTACATCGTCCCTAGAACGCGTAATATCGATAAACTAACCGCCGATGAAAAGCGTGACTTGGCGATGTATATTCGCGAGTTGAAACGTTTAGAGGCAATCGAACGCGGCGATACCGACCTGCTATTCTTCGCTTATAATTGGTTCGGTGAAAACGCCAATCCCGATAATAGTGGAAACTGGATACCGGCATTTGAGCATGATGACGACATCACCACGATAACAAAGCACGCGCCCGACTTTCATCACGAAATCTGCGACATTATGAACGTAGTATCTAACGAAGAAATCAACAAGCGCGTAGTTGTTGCGGCGCCTCGATCACATGCAAAAAGTTCGTTCCTAAGTAAAGCGTTCCCTATTCATGAGATTGTTTACCGAAAACGAAAGTATATTATAATCATCTCTGAAACACCTAACGTTGCGAGTGCTAACTTAGAGTGGATTAAATTACAGTTACAAGGGAACGAAAAATTAATACGAGACTTCGGTCAATTACTTAGCCCTAAACAACAAATGAACCCACGCGATAATAGTTCCGAATTTATAGCGTGGGAAGATAGAGGAAAGGGTAAGCAGAAAACATTAACGTTGATACAAGCAGCGTCATCAGGTCAAGCGCTTCGCGGACGTAACTGGAACGGAAATCGTCCAGATTTAATTGTATGCGATGACGTGGATTCTGAGAAAAACAATAACACAGAACAACTACGAGATGAACTGAAGCAATGGATGAGGCAAGTCGTAATTCCTTTAGGTGATCCTGAAGGTAAAAAGACAGCGATATTGTTTATGGGTACTACAGTTAACGCGTCTTCACTTTTAATCGATATAATGACTAACCGTTCCGATTTCGAGTCTAGAAGATATCAAGCTATTATAGAATGGCCGGAGCGTATGGATTTATGGGAAGAATGTAGACTGATGTATCAGAATAGAGAAGACCCATGTTCTGCTAAAACAGCAGAGCTTTTTTACATTGCAAACAAAGAAGAGATGGACAAAGGCGCTAGAGTGCTGTGGCCAGACGTCCAACCATTGTTTAAGTTAATGGCATGGAAGTGGGATAACGGTTCTAAAGCCTTTAATACTGAGTATATGAACAACCCTATAGATACCGAGACTATGGTATTCAATCCGGAGAAATTCACTTACTGGGACGACAAAGAACCGGATAGAGGATTCACTCACAACGAATATTACATTTCTATGGGTGTCGATATGGCTATGGGTCGCGAAAAAGGGGATTACTCAGCTATAACCGTAGTTGCTAGACACAAAGAGTCCGGAGTTCATTACGTAATAGACTCTTTCGGTGAAAAAGTAAATCCAGAAAAGTTTTTACAAATCATCGTTGAGAAAGTGAAGGAATATCAACCTGATTCTATAGGAGCTGAAGCAGTCGCGGCGCAAGAATTCTTCGTCGATAGATTGAAACAAGCGCTTAGTGTCGTAGGATATCCGGCGCATAACCGTGTTAAAAAAGTTTACCAAAGAAGCCGTAAAGAACTTCGTATTGAAGCGATGGCTCCTGATATTGAAGTGGGTAAGATACAATTTTCACGGAGGCACATGCTATTACTAGAGCAATTTGAACGATACGGTACAGGAACGCATGACGATCTTCCGGATAGTATGGAAATGGCTATAAGTGTTTCTAAAAACGTCGCAAGACGTGTTATTCGCAAACCTTCGTGGTTATAATCATTGTAGTTTTTGTTAAATTATAACATAATATAGATGCGGGATAGAGTATGTCTGATCAACGTATTCGAAAGCGATGTTTCTCCAACGTCGTTTCTCGCCTTTTCATAATTGGAGAAATAACCATATGGAGAGTGGTATTATGTCAAAGATATATCAGAATGAAGAATGGTTAAGACAAAAAATCGAATTAGAAAATACACCCAGAACAAAAATAGCTGAAATGTGCGGAGTATCAGAGCCTACTATCGCTTATTTTGCACGAAAGTATAAAATAGTAAGACCGTCAAGCACAAAGAAGGAAGAAAATTTAAATAATGCTTCTAAGTGTAAAGACAAAGCTTGGCTAGAAGAGCAATACATCACACTGAATAAAAGCTACGACACTATAAGTGCCGAATTTAATATAGGTAAGACAACTATAGCAAGATGGATTAAGAAACATGAGATAATCAAAGATACGCCGGCACAGTTTAGAGGGAAAAGAAGCAACGAAAAGCCTGGTGTAGATACTATATGTGAACATTGCGGTAAAACAAGCAAGCAAAAGTATTCCAAAGTGAAAAATGGTTACGGTAGATTTTGCTCACAATCATGCTCATCTAAATTCGCTTTAGAGAATACTGGTTTAGAGAATAAATTAAGAACAGCACAAAAAGAGTACATGAATTCCGAAAAAGGTAAAGAAATGAGCAGACGTAACGGAGTTTTAGCGGCTATAAAATTCACTAACGGGTATAGATCGTCTATAGAGGTCAAAATGGCGGAAGAGTTAAGTACTCGCGGAATTGAATACGTAGAACAATATAATCTAGGTGATAAGTTTTTATTAGACTTTTACTTACCGGAATATAAAATCGTTATAGAGTGTGACGGAGACTACTGGCACCGATTACCTAAATCTATCGGACGTGATAAGGCTAAAAACGCGTATGTAAAGGCGTGTGGGCTTTCTATGTATCGTTTTTGGGAAAGTGAGATAAACTTAGACGTCGAATCGTGCGTAGACATAGTTATGAAAGAAATAAACGACTTATCGGAGAAAGCATCGTCTTAATGACGGTGTTTTTCTTTTATCTTAATAGCTTGTTCTAATTAAACTAAAAAGATTGAGAAGTGTGTTCATATTAATCATACTTAAAAGGAAGGAGGCAACCGCATGGCACTATTCGAAACTGGCGCAAAGTTCCCGCCTGAAAAGTCAATTGAACGACTCTCACGCTACGAAAGAATGCGCAAGATCTTTCAAAACAAGCAGTGGGAAGTGTACGAACGCGCAGCCGAAATCTTAAAAGAATCACCGCAAGGCCAGCAATTACGTAAGCTCTATATCGCAATCGGACTAGCGGATATCGTATCAACTAAGCCAGCCGACATGTTAGTCGGAGAACGTCCTCGCTTTGAATCCGGTTTGCCTGACGATTCCGAGGAACAAAAGGCGTATACGTCTTACGTAGAAGAAAACGATTTAGTCCAGTTGATTCACGAAAGCTGTATGGCGAATGGTTATCGCGGCGACGCATGGATTAAAGCGCGCTATGGATATCGCCAAGACTACTCGGCGTTAAAGGCGGAAGGTTTTGATATTCCTTCAGACGCTAAAATGGAGCCGATCGTTGAACACGTTAATGCTTCGTTCGTTTTTCCGGAGACATCGCAAGGCAACGTGAAGAAATTCAAAGCGGTTAACATCGCAACTGTTGAATGGGTAGAACGTAAGAAAAGCGAAGATGCATACTTAAACGTTGAGCGACACATTCCGGGATATATCATCTATAAACGTTTTAAATTACATCCTACAGGCGTTGATACTAGTTGGTTTGCGGAAATATCTACGTTTGATATCGGCGAAGAGGTCGATACAGGACGTGAATCCAATTTAGTCGAGACAGGACTACCATTCATTCCAGTATTCCACGTTCCGTATAAAGCAGTTGACGACGATTGGCAGGGTATCGGTGGTTTAGAGAAATTAGAAAGCGTATTTGCTGCGATTAATGATCGGTTGGTTCAAATCGATTATATTCTTTGGAAGCACTCGGATCCGAATTCGTACGGCCCCGACTTAGAAGGGACGGACAGCAACAGTGTAAGATTCGGCGGCGTATATATTCCGGTTACAAAAGACGATGTTGTTCCTGGTTATATGACGTGGCAAGCGCAATTAGACGCAGCGTTTAAGGAGCTCGATTTACTTATTAGTACCGTATTTATCATGTCAGAAACTCCGCAATGGTTATTCGGTACAACAATGTCAGGCGACAATAGTGGCGGAACAGGTACGAGTCATACAGATTCTAGCGCAATCAAAGCTCGCTTTATGCCGATTCTGTCTAAGGTTAAAAGAATCCGTAATCACTACGACAAAGCTATTCGTGATGCTCTTTACGCTTGCTTCTTATTCGATAAGCAAGAAAACGACCACGCATGGCAAGACGTTTATCCTTCTATCGCTTGGAAAGACGGGATTCCTCGTAACATCAAAGAAGAAGCCGAAATCGCAAGCCTACGTACGGGTGGAAAAGCGACTCAAGACGTTCAGTCTGCGATTAAATCACTCGATGAAGTAGACGATGAGAAAGCAAAAGAAACAATACAACGTATTGAAGACGATGAAACGGCCGCAATGGGTACCGTAGACTCTACGATTTTCAATCAAACGACACCTACGACGGAGGAGGCGATTAAGTAATGCGAGAATTACCGCCTCCTAATTACGAATATGACGTTGCAAAGTTGACGGGTGCTTACGTGAATGCGTTAGAACAAATTCGCAACGAGCTTTATCGGCTTGACCTTACGGATTTCCAGCGTGCTAATGCGTTGGCTGTAATGAAGTCTATAACGGAAATACTGCGCGAACTAAACGGAGATACCGCCGACTGGATTAACGAAGCTATTCCGAAAGCAACCGAAGACGGCATCATACGAGCAATCGTTGCGCTTGGCGTAGTCGATACGGTAGAAGAAGCAGCGAATATTGTAAAGTTTAACCGCATTAATAAGGAACTCGTTAAAGCCGTAGTTGCTGATACGCAAACTAATTTACTTGCGGTTACACAGAACATGGAAAAGCGAATGATTGTAGCGATAAGACAAGCGACAGCAGAAGTCATGCGAGCTAACCTAACGAAAGGCGTTAACGGAACATCTACGCTTACAGGTGAGTTGATTCGCAGTATTCGCGATAAGTTAGGAAAGGCTGCAGACACCGGAATTGTAGATGCGATGGGACGTCGTTGGAAATTAAAAGACTACGTACAAACCGCAGTATCTACGAAAATGATGGAAGCGCACAAAGAAGCGACCATAAACGAAGCAGTTCAACGTGGCGCTTACTATGGCGTTATCTCAAAACACGGTGCTACAGACGATTGTAGAAAATGGGAAGGTAAGATCGTTAAGCTCGTACGAGACACGGAAGGTAACTATCCTTATATTAACGATTTACCGAATAGAGAAATTTTTCACCCACGCTGTCGCCATACAGTCTCACCTGTTAAACGGCCTGACCGCGTATAAAACACCGTCCAACAGCCGGTTATGACTTTAAACTGTCCGCAAATCTTCGGGGCGTTGCCCGTAAAAAACGAAATCGGAGGAATTACGAATGAA